AAGTGGTTTACATATATTGTAGCAACCTCTGTCGGTATTGTAGTTTTCTCTTTGGTCGCAATGCTCGCCAAAAATTTATTTACAAAGAGACCCAAGGCCATTGACAGTGAACCTTCGACCAGCAAAGTAGATGGTGACTAAGGCTAGTGCAGGTGCGTGTTGTTGCGTGTGTGAGACTAGCCTTTGGAAGCGGACTACCCTCCTACTGACCTGCTAGTAGGGCTAGTCCCATTTCTCATTCATCATCATCCGTCCAAATGTCCCCCCAAGTGTCGAGGCTTTCAGATTGCCGTTGCAAGATGGGCTTAGGGTCGGGCATGTAGGCGAGAGACCGTTCCGTATTGAAGTCAACCATCTCTTCCGCTTGGTCCAGCGACAGCCCGTCTTTAATGCTGAAGCACTGGACAACAGTGTCATAGTCGTAGATGACTCCACCAGTTGCCGCATCCTTGCCAACGATAGCAGAGTCAAGCCACAATCTAGGCTCAAGCATCGTGCATCCTTTGTAGAGTTGGTCATTGTCCTTAAGTTCGGCCTTACTTAGTTTTCTTGGAGTTAACATGATAGTGCATTACTGGGTAGATTCTAGTTCCAGATTTGATATTAAATGTCTTAGTAGTAATCTTTTCTGGATACTTTTCGATAGTTCTTTTTAGCATCTTTTGACAGTGCTGATGCGTTCTTCTTATTTCTTTTGCGTACTGCTTTGCTGTGAACCACCCCTTTGGAGGTGTCTCTACTAGCCCCTCTTGAACCATGCTTTGAAGCAGGTCTAGGTCTCTTTTTTTCATAGGTCAGCGTGTGAGAAGATGAACTCATCTCCGACTTTATGTGCTTGCCACACTTTCCAGTCAGAACCTTGTACAAATCCATATAGCCATCCCGAACCCCAGCGGCTAGTAGCGAGTCTATTCTTTGCGTATCCCATCTCTCCCTTGAGGCACAAACATCCTCCAGAGAAACCCACTGCTCCTCCGTGCTTCCTCGCACAGACTTGTTCAATTCGATGTATGTGTCCCATGAGGACTGCACCTTTGGGTTCACAATAGTGACGGGCATGCTCTTCCACTGCGTTAATTCCGCAGGTGTAGCCATGGACGGTCTTGATTGGTCCCAGAGTGTGTACGCCCTCATCGGCATGGTAAGGATAGATTTTACGACATCCATGCTTCTTGAGATGATTCTTGATATCAGTGTCCAACTGAATGCAATAGTCTTGGATAAGACCGTTGGTTGAACCGTCAATAATTTGGCTGAGTCTATCTTCGTGGTTTCCATAATGAAAAATAGTAGGCTTGAATCTAGAGATGAAGTCCATCCCTGCCTTTACATCAGCGGCAAGGGATTCATTCTCCTCTTTTCCAGAGGCTCCCTTTCTTAGGCTTCGAAAATCAAAGCAGTCACCCAAGTGAATACGCTCGTCTGGGCGAAACTCCTTGATGAACTGGAACAGTTTTTGGGCAACTTCTGGGTCCACCTTGTCCCCGTGGTTGTCTCCAACAGCGATGAATTTGATGCGTTTTTTCATTTGATTAGAGTCCACTTGTTACGAGCAAACAGTTCCTTCCACATGTTGGCAACCTTAAGTCCATGTGTAAGTATAACCTTCTTCTCGTGTGGCGTGAGTTGTTTGAGTGCTGGTCTCATGAGTTCTGGCCTACGCTTTTGCTTCACGACTTTTAAGTATTTTGCTAACAAATTTGTACTGCTTGGATTCTGGCTCAAGAAGGTCAAGGTACTCCCTTACTCCTTGCACAGTCAATTTTTCCAGAAAACGGTACTCGTCCAATTGGTATTTGGACACCAGAGGCTTAAAGCCATGACGCTTGCGAATCTTGACTAGGCTCGATGCCTTGCAGTCATACCGCAGTGCGGCTTCCTTGGCGGTCAGCCCGTCCAGCAATGCGAGCCTGTAGATGGCTCTCAGACTGAGTTTAGTCGCACACATGGCCTAGTCCCTCACCCGTACGCTGACGGGCATCTCTGAGGTTTCCTTGCGTAGGTACGCCAGTATGTCCTCCGCTTCCTGTAGGGTCAGCATGATGTATCGTTGCTTGCCCCCCTTTTTCGCCCAGCCCACTAAATAGGCCAGACGACTGTCCACTTTCAAAACGCTTCTTTTCGCTTTCATAGAAGTTAAGGAGGTTAGCCAATACTTGGACATCCATTCCAAGCATCATGGCACAACCTCGTAGGGTGTTGCTTTTTGGGTTGTTGTGATTGTACATGGTAAATTGCCCCGCTTGGAATCGAACCAAGACTAGGCGGGTAGAAACCGCCTGTTCTATCCGTTAAACTACAGGGCAGAAACCTTAGAACGGGCCGTCCTCTGGCTCAGAGGAAGACTTGATGGCAAGAAGAGCCTGTGCGGACTTCTTGAGGAGCAAGTCCTTGGGGTTGACCTTACCAGTCTTTTCCCACGGCTTAGGCTCCCAAGTGTTAGCCCAATACTGAAGGTCACCCATAGGCAGGTTGTTCAGCGTAGTACCCTTGTTTTTACCGAACGGGACAGGCAGGTCAAAGTTCGGTTCACCGCTAGAGGCAGGAGCCGAATAGGCAGGAGCCGCAGACGGATTAGGGATGAACTTACCGTAGCCAGAGGAAGGAGCAGGAACGGCAGACTGAGCATCGTCATCAGCCGTAGCGATACCTGCAACGGAGGCCAAAGAATAGCGTCTGATGTACGAGATGATAGAGCCAGCCTTTTGACCGTCCATCTTTTCGTCCTGTCGGATAAGGCAGTCGGATTCAAGCGAGCCGCCATCCGTGTGGATGACGATGGTGCGAACGCCTACAGTATCAGAGGAGCCGATGGGACACTGAACAATAGCAAGACCGTGCTTTGCGAACACAGGCTTAATTTGCTTCAAATGAGCCGATAGGCTGGCATAGGAATTTTTATGGAATGGGTTGGTGGAATCCGCTTGGACATCTTCAAGTTCAGAAATCGCAAGTACTAGGGACTTGCAGAGTGCGGACTGACGGTCTTCGAACGACATATCGGTGGACATAAATTAGGCGGTGTAGGGCTTGCGGATTTGTTCAATGCTTTCGACATTGATACGCTTTACTTTGCCATCGTCCGCTCGGTAGGTGTAGTAATTGTACTTGGATACCTTGACGGGCTTGAGCAAGCGAGCCATGCGACCATCTGGAAGCAAGACATACTTACTGGCGTTGATTACTGCATACTGTTCTGTATTGTTGTTATTCATGGTGGGAAGAAATGGTGAATGTGTCCGCTTTCAGTGCCTTGTCAACAAGGGCTTTTCGGAAAAAAATTTTAGTTGCGTGTGCGTGACGCTTGTCGAGGTCACTAACACAAGAGAGCATTTCGTCAAGTTGCATCTCGTTCAAATCGTAATGCAGTTTAATGTAGCGATATTTGTTCTCCCAATATTCTGCGGTATTATTTTCCATAGTAGTGGGTCACGAAACGAGACACGCCCTTTCGCTTGACGCTAGGAGCACTTGAGATTCTAAAGCCGATTCTCTTAGCACCACTGAATCCCATGGTGTACATGAGATATAGGACTTCTGGAGTAGGTCTTCTGCTGGTAAGAGATTCATATTTTCCAGCAAGCCACTTAAGGTAGGTCGAGGCCATTTCCCGTGCAACCCCTTCTTGTAGGGCTGAAGAATGCGGAAGTTTTTGCAAGCCAGCCTTTTGTCGTATTTCGTTAATGTGCTCCCATGTTGAGTCATAAATTTGGTAATGCGACAGCGAGCGTCCATTATCCCCAACCAGTAAGACCCCTCTAGTTTCTGCCCAAGAGACAGAATCGAGGGTCTTTGTAAGGTCGTATGCATGGGCGGCATGCGTAAGCACGAGTAGTGCAATGACATTAGGAAGCCCCATAGATTTTGAAGTAATCCTTGATTCTTCGGATGATAGCCGCACCAGTCTCAGTGTTCTGGAATCGGTCACTGAGGCCAGAGCCGTTATAATTCGTGGTGATGATTGTAGCCCTCTCGTTGGCTGTACGCTCATCGATGATGGCGAACAGGTCAGACTCCATGCGAGCGGTCAGACGCTCCTTGCCAAGGTCATCAATGACCAGCACGGCACGGTTGATGAGGGTGTCCAGAACCTCCCCATGGTTCTGGTTGGCAAAGCCACCCTCAATCTTCTGCTCCAGCCTACGCATCGTGATGAACTCACAGTGCTTGGGGAAAGCATTCATCCAAGCCATGTTGAACAGCCTCCATGCGGCACGGGTCTTTCCCGTACCTGTGATGCCATGGAGCAGGATGCTCTGCGTGGTGTTGGGCGTGTACTCAGCAATGGCCTTCTGCATCGAAGCAGACAACTGCTTGTCCACAGTATGCAGGAAGGCACTGGGAGTCTCTGGGTGGACAGCCGAAAATCTCCAGCCGTGCTTTTCAAACACTTCCAGATACTTGTACGGATACTCGTGATGCTCCTTGGTAGGGAAGCAGTCTAGGCAGACATTTACATAGGGCTTGAACTTGCCGCTATTGCCATCCCAGACGGGTACTGCGGGTTGCTTACAGTGAATGCACTTAGAAGCCATTGGCGTGGTCTTGTGATGTGAGTGTGGGTTTAGTCTTGGCGTTGTTTCCGTTAACCACGAAAACGCCCTGCCATCCAAAAGCAATGCTCTTGTTGATGGATGCGACAGAATTTTCCTCGCTGTTCCAAGAGGCGAACAGGGCCAACTGCTCACGGACTGTCGTAGGCTTCATGGGCTTCTTGATTTCCTTTCGATACCCTACCCACTTCTCCCAAGCCAACTTAAAAGCCTCTCCGTAAGGAAGAACTACTGTATTGATATCCTCTTTTTTATCTTCTTTTCTATATGGGGGAACTTTACTTCCCTCCCCCCGTGCAACTGGCTTCACCCCCTCCGTGCAATTTTTTTCCTCCCCAGCCTTGAGCAGGGCCACACGGGCTACCGTGTGCAGGTAGCGTACGGAGCCTTGGGCGTTGGAATGCACCACACGGGTGATGACCCCTGCGTCTAGCAGGTCACCTACGATGTTCTTCACCTGCCGCTCAGAGACCCCTAGGATGCGTCCTAGGTAGCCATTGGAGGCGTAGCACCCGTCCTCCCCGTCCAGACCGTCAATGATGCCATAGGCCATCTTAGCGGTCACGGACAGGTTCTCATGCTCCAAAATTTCTTTAGGGAGCCAGACACCAGTGAACTTAGGGTTCATCAGATTCGTAGGCTAGAGATGACAGAGTCATTCAGACCCCGCCACGCATTGTGCGTCTGGCAGTGGCTGTACTCAGTCAGCAGGAGACGAACCTTGTCCTTACACTGCTTGAGCAGTTCTGGAGCCATGGCATGCACCGCCACACCGTACGGGGCTTCCTTCTCGACTACGATGAACGAGAACTTGAACTCTTTCTGGTAGTGAGCGTCAGCCAGCAGTGCGTAGAACCCTGCCTGTAGCCAGTATAGACTGTCCTGCATCGCATAGGTAAACGAAGTGTGGTCTGCACTCTTACCCGTGGTCTTGATGTCTGCCAAGATGCCACACGGGACGCAGATGAGGTCGAGTTTGCCCTTGCAGGTAACGCCCTCAACAAGGTCAGCAATAATCACCTGCTCCTTGTCGCACTTGCCCATAATCTTCACAGCAGTCGGATGATTAGAGATAGCGTTCACACAGCCTTCAACGATGGCACGGGACTCGCCCTTCAGCACCATCTTGCCAGCACTGGCTTCAACGAACTCGTTGTAACGCAACTTGTCTTCGGTCTTGCGTCTGTCCAGACCAAGAGGAGCGTACGCTACGCTCTTGTGGAAGTTGTTAGGCTCAAGCAGAAGCGTGTGTACGGCAGTACCGATACGCATTTCTTCAGACTCTTCGGGTTGCTCTTGATGCTTAAAGTGCAAAGGCGATTTGTAGAACGCCTTGAACTTGGATGCATTGAGGTGAGGGAGAGAGCGGTATTCTTTCTCCGTGATGTTTAGGACTTGTGTGTTCATTGTTGTGTTGTGTTTTTGAATAGCACCTGCACCGAGGGTTCGATGCTCCAGTACTTCTCAATGGTTATGCTCCAGACCTGTGAGTCGTCAAGCCAGTATCCGTGAGTTGTGAACAAGTCCAAAATGACCTTAACAGCGTTGTCGCAGTCTGGCTTGGTCGTTTTTACAATTGTTTTACACTTGTGAATCTTTTTTAACAGGTACTTGGGTGGGCTGTAAAGCAACTTGATGTGAACCTGTACTGGCCCCTCCATAGGGTGCTGGGGCTTGGACTCAGCCACCCAAGGCTCAAAGGTACGCATCCATCCCTTAATCTTGCTGTTCTTCATCTTGCCCACAAACATCTTGCCTGTGCGGGACTTTAGGACTCTTAGAGCCGCTTGGTGAGTGCTTGTAGGCGGTTCATGGGGGATTACCAGCCAAGTTTCTGTTTGACCTAGGAAGTCGTGCATATTATGTGTTAACCATGGAATACGAATCCAAGTATGAGCGTGTCAAGTCCGATTCAAAAGAAGGCAATCAAGAAAAACTTGACCCAGAAAAACGGGAGAAGATTGAATGGATGACCAAGGAGGGTCACACCCAGAAGGAGATTTCTGAAGAAGTTAAGGTCTCCAGCCATACCGTGGTAGCCGTACGCCAGCAGATGGGTGACTCTGACATTGACATCGGCAGTTACAAGAAGCAGACCGCTGACCTGTTTAAGAAGATTGTCATGAAGGGTGCTCACAGGCTCAACTCAGAAATTGATGACATCCCGATTGGCATGATGCCCGTATCTTTGGCTATTCTTATTGACAAGATTGCTGTTCTCCAAGACCAGCCCACAGTAATCGTAGAGAGCAGACTCAAAATCTCTCACGAACATCTGAATAAAATGCTTTCGGGTGAAATCATTGATTTGCCAGACGAGAAATAATTTTGCCACAAAAGGGAAATTCGCTAAAAATTTCCATGAAAAGGCGATTCAGCCAAACTGATTAGCCTAGTTTTGGTGAGCGATGGGCAGACTTATGTCGGCTGACCCCATACCACAACCATGGCCCCGTTGCACTACAGGGAACCATGGTATACTAGTTGTGGCGAAACGCACCGAACCCACCACGGGCTAGGGCGGCTTGACCCACATCCAAACAACAACAACATGAAAGAAGAAGAAGTAAGTGCATTCCTTAATCTGATGCACACCACGCACAACATCAGCATCACCTTCACGCCCATAGGCGAGAAGCGTGTTGATGCAAATGCAAACGCACCCGCTCCTGCTATCACGGAAGAGCGAGTGCTTGAACTAATCCGTGAGCATACCGCCACTGCAAGTGACGCACTCAAAGACACAATCAACGAAGCATTAGAGGAGCATGACTTCTCCGATGCGATTGAATCCGCAGTCGATGACGCAATCTCCAGCAAAGATTGGGACTACGAACTGCGTGATGCAGTTGATTGGGACCGTGTCGCTGAAAAGGTCGTGGACAAGTTGGACTGGGAGACTGCTCTCTCTGACAACAATGTTCTCACCAGCAACGACATTGATGTCGATGACATCATGCTAAAGTCCGAGGAACTTAACGAAGACGAAATCGTTAAACAAGCAGACCTCGCTGACCGAGTTTCAAACGAACTCAAGCGTGACTGGTTCGCCACGATGCTCGCTGATGAGATTAAGAAGTATGTCCTAGAAAAACAACTTCCGACTCTCGTTGCCAAGGCAATTCATCAACTGTTTGTCCGTGCGTCTGACTTCGCTGTTGAAGTTAAGAAGAACGATGAAACTTCTAACCTTCAATAACGCAAAGACAGTCAAGGGCAACAAAGCAGGATGGCGTACCGCAATAATGTATCTGGCTCCGTCAGATGCATCGGGCGTTATCAACACATGCAAGTTTGCGACACGAGAGTGTCGCAGACTTTGTCTGTACAACTCTGGTCATTCTCTCGTGTTCAAATCAATCAATGCCGCTCGTGTTAAGCGAACGGTGTTCTTGTCTGAGCAACGGGATAAATTCCTAGAACAACTGAAGCGTGAAATCAAGAATCACATTGCGACCAGTAAGAAGCACCACCTCAAGCCTTGTGTGCGACTTAATGGTACGAGTGACATCTTCGACAAGCACTTCCAATCTGTGATAGACACATTCCACGAAACTCAATTCTACGATTACACAAAGGATTATCGCAGAATGGAAAGTTTCATGCACCAGAAGCGGCGGCGTAATGGATTCCCAGAACGCTACCACTTAACCTTCTCTCACTCAGAAGGTCGCTTGCTTAACAGCCTAAGCGTACTGGAGCAGGGATACAATGTCGCAGTAGTCTTTGCGTGTAAGCGTGAAGAAGAACTTCCACTGACTTGGAAGGGATACAAAGTACTTGATGGTGACATCAACGACCTTCGATTCCTAGACCCGCATCTCGATAACAACGAGAGAGGGTTTGTCATAGGACTTCGTAGCAAAGGCCATGCTACGAAAGCCGAATCTAAACTAGGAGCCTTCATCAACCCAAACCAAAATACATAACCAACATGTCAGACGATATCAATATGGTCAGCACGACCTATACGGATGTAACTATCCGAGTGCGTATGCGAGCATCGTTCGCCAACAACGGCAACGATGATGTAGTAGATAGCGGTTTCCTCAGTGGGAACCTTAAACTGAAACAGAAAGTACATCAGTGGCTCACTAATCCAGACCACTGGAGCATCATGCTGACTCCCGAATCACACGGGCCTACGCATGACCTCGTGTACCTATGCGAGAACACCATCATCGATGAAATCGATGTCCAAGTAACACGAGTGGTAGACGAACATCCCATGTTGTTCCAAAGCCGCCTCGATAACGAAGGAGAAGACATCGTATGAGTCTCGATTGGCATCTCCCGTGTGGTGAAGACACGGCTAAGCATCACGGCAAGGAACTTCCTCATGAGCACTTCCAATACATCGACCACGAGGGCGAGAAGTGCAACTGGGTTGAAGCAACTTGCTTAGTGTGGACTCAGTTGTCGTTGCAATACGACACCTGCAATAATCCTCTCAATGAAGACAACTTCAAAGAGGCCCACCGCAGACTTGTGATTCTCAACGACCTTGAATGGACCAACACATTCCATGTCGATGGAGAGAGACATCGCCTCAAGCCTACAGACTTAATCAATCTGTGGGGACTGTGGACCAATGTTTCACACAAGTCCAAGCGTGAGTGGAATGATTGGCTCATCAAGGCTCTGTCTCGTAGTGCGGGTGACAAACTATCGTCATTCGTTCGCAACCACGATGACAGCGAATTGTACGCCAACATGCCGCTGTGGGATGCAGTCAAAACGATTGCAGATGCCGAGGCAACTAAGCCTCGTTTTTATGACTCAACTGTCCGCAAGGACAAACCTTCCGAAGGCAATCAAGCCAACGGGTAACCCAAGACCAAACAACAACACCATGAGCCACGCTCACAATAAAAACATCGGGGGTAACTCCCCTGTGTCCGCTAAGGACACGCTCCGCACGAACCACGAAAACCTGCTCACGCAGTACTTCGATGGCATCGAATCCACCAGCAACAATCCACACTTCACAGTCTCGCAAGAGCCGCTGTTCACTCGTGATGGAGCACCAACTCAATACTGGTGCAATCGCAGAGACGACAACGGGTATGTTGTCGGCAATGTTAGTGACCATTACACTATCATCCAACACGGAGACCTGTTAGCCAAGACCAAGCAAGCGTTTGCCTTGCAAGGCTTGGACAACTGGAAGGAAGAAAGTGTCGTGTGGAATCACGGTGCTCGCATGGCTACGACTTACACCTTCGGCAATTATGTCCGAAGAGTTAAGGCTAACACCATGAAGCGTGGTGATGATGTCGCATTGCGTATTAGCGTACGCAATTCCCATGACGGTTCATCGCAGGCTCGTTTCAATGTTGGCATGCTTCGTTTGATTTGCTCAAACGGCATGACTGCATTGGAGAATGAAATCTCTGCTAACAAACGACACAAGGGAAACATCAACCTTGAGTTCCTATCGCTTGGCGTTGCCCAAGCGGTGACTCAGTTTGAGAAGTCTCTTGAGTTGTTTGGTGCTCTGGCAAATCGTGTCATCCTTCAGCGTCAAGGCGAAGTCATCTTGCAGTCTCTCGTTCACCGCAAGGTAATGAGCGAACGCTTCTACAAAGAAGTATCGCAAGTCTGGAATCGCCCATCGTACGAAGAAGATACGGGTCGCAACATGTACAATCTGTACAACGCCATCACGGAGCGAATCACTCGCCACTATGATGACCGAGGACAGGTTGAAGTGAGCGACCGAATCAACCAAGCATCGCTACAGTCTCTCAGTCGATTGACCTTCGACGAAGAGTTCTTCGCCAACACCCAGAAAAATACGCCAGCACTGAACTGAGATGTCTCTCGTAGACATTGTTGGTGCGGTCACCGCATTGATTGTCCTAGTCGCAGTAATATCTGACGACAAAAGATAATTTTTGTAGAGGCTATTCAGCGTGTCGTGAATGTGGAACGCTTTATGCGACACCCCACTGAAGCGACACGCTTCTCCTTTCCGCAATGGTGAACCCATTGCACATACCAGAACACTGGTATAATTAATTTGCTGGAGCGAGTGACCAAGCCAACTACTGGCAAGGCACAATGCAAAGGCGAAACCAAAACCAAACAACAACACCATGAGCAATGCTCATTCCAACGGCAAGTCGCTGGCCGATAACAGCGAGGTCAACAACAACACGGGCGAAGTTTCTTCTTCGCCTACGCTCATCTGGAATGTTCCGATGAGCACCTACGCTGAAACGATTTCCATCGTGCTCAGCAAAACCGAAGTCAGCACCACCGAGTACAGCCGCAACATGGATGACTGCGAGACGCAGGTCTTCTCTGGCTCTGCAAAGTTCCTGCACTGCATGCAGGAAATCTGCCGTACCGAAGCCATCAACACCAAGCACGAGGTCACCAACCGCAAGTGCTTGTGGCGTGTCACGCTGGTCAATGCCGATGGTCGGCAGAACTACGAGGTCCGTGACTTCGCTTCCTTCATGTCTCTCGTTGCCCTTGAAATCGGCACGATGGTCGTGAAGTGCGGCAAGAATCTCGACCACTGGTGGAAGGCCAAGGATGACCATGACTCCATCATCCTCGCTTCGTTCGCTGAACAGATTCTCGAAGTCCAGCCCTTCTTGAACTCCAAGAAGAAGGACAACGCCTAATCTATACGCATGAATGCAGAAGGTCCGACCCCTTCTGCACGATTGCATCTACAAAACAACAGCGTCCAGAGACAATTCACCATGAAAGCAATCATCGGAATCAACATGGAACCTATCGACCCTCCTGCTGGTATCAGCAAGCCGTTCGATGTTTTCACTGTTAATGTATACACGGAACCCAGTGGTGTTATCAAAGACACCTATGAGTTCGACACTAAGATGGAGGCTCACAACTTCGTCCTTGGTTTCATGCAAGCAATCGAGTTCACGCACAAGAAATGGGCAATCGGTATGCGTGATAAGCAAGGTTTGCTTGAAGACACGATTACTAACAACGACACGCTCTAATCTTTATGCCACACAAGATTCAACTGCCTCCCATTCACAACATGGCTGAAATGCGTGACCGCTTGAAGATGCGAGCAAAGTTGGAAGCGTTAGCGGCTCCCTTCCGCAAACCGAAGCACGATGCTCGTGGCACATACATTCGTTCTAAGCACACACGACAACTCATGAGCCTTGCCCATAAGGCTCGCTGGGCCAAGTGGCGAGCAGAACGAGACAAGCGTAATGCCAAGTCTTCCAAGACTGTCGTAATCACCATCACCATCACGCTGTCATGAGCAAATGCAACTGTGGTAGCGGCATAGAATCGTTCTGGTACTTCGATGGTCATTGCATCGAACTGTTCAAGGGTTGCCCCAAGTGTGAGGCAAATAAGTACAAGAAGTACCGACCAGACATCAAGACACAGTATCAGTGCGAAGAAACTATCGAACCAGAACCAGAAGTTCGCATGGTCAATCGTCTGATGCAATGGGAGAACGATAACCAGTAATCAATTTCCGAGGAGTGTGAACAGCCGCCCAAACAACTAGGCTTAGTAACACTTCAAGGACAAACAACACGCAACAAACAACAACAACACACACATGGCAAAGAAGAAGAATGACCCAGTATCCACTGAACGCATCGCAGAGTTGGTCGCTCTGCTTGAAATCCCCGCAACAGTTACCACCTATCCTTGGATAGCGTTGACTGGAAGAGACAACATCATGTTCGACATCAGTTCAGCAAGCAAGGCATGGAAGTATGTTGATGTAGGAGTATCCAATCGGATTTTCTCCATCGTCAACTCTCACTGCCAGTCTTCTGACGAAGTTGACGCATTGCTCAACGCCATCTCCGCAGACGGACAAGACGAATAACCATTACCCGAAGGGTAAAAAATTATGCGATATCTTGAGTTCCCCCTCGTGGTTGCGACCATCATCGCAGTCATCTACACCATCGTAGAGTTCTACGACTGGCTCTGGTTCTACTAACACTAACCCTGTATATGCAAAGAGTTGAAAAAAATCGTGTGCCGAGGCAACTAAGCACACGCACACACGCACATGCACACGCAACACGCAATGCATAACGCAATGCACAATGCGTAGCACAAGCGTGAACCCATTGCATATACAGGAACAGTGGTAATATATACCTGCCGAAAGGCACAACCCAACACAACCATGCCCAAACCCAAGAACCCCAACGCCCAGACCATCAAGAACATCCGCAAGGCAACCGCCGTGTACATCTACACGATGCGGAAGCCGAGCAAGTCCCAGTGGTTCCCCGATATCGAATCCAAGCACGCTGACGGCACCGAGTACACGCTCGCTGAAACGCAGGTCGCTTGCATGGACGCTATCGACCAGTGCAACGCCAAGTTCGCCAAGTAATGCTGGCGGCCTTCACGATGCTCGTGATTGTTGCCCTGCTGTACAGCAAAGGCGATTAGTCTACGGCACTGCTAGAAGAACAAGGCTCCTCTCGCCCACGGGCGGGGGGATGCCTTCCTTCTAGGGTTCCCTTCGTCTGACGGGTTCACATGTACACACCTTTTCTCTAAAAAAACAGTGTCAGAAGGGGCTTTTTGCTTGATTTTGGGAAAGTGGGTGGGGGTGTAATTTTTTACACTGGGGGGGTGTAATGAATTTCCCTAGGGGGGTGTAACAGATTTCCCCCAATAGAATAGTCTCATAGAAAAGAGGATAGAGATACAGGGTTGACATATGAGTTCATTGGGGTTCGCTAAGGAAATGAAGACCGAGAAGGAGTTAAATTCCGAGTATGGCTGGGACATTTCCGAGATGAAGAGCGTCCGAAAGGAGATTGTTAGTTTAAATCAACAGGAGTTATGGACACGCATTGAGTCAAAGAAGCCCGTACATCTGCGGACTGTAGTGTGGACTGACTTCGGGGTTGAATACCTTAAGGCTTGGTTTGCTGGGATTAAGGAAGCGGACAAGATTGTTGCGTATCTTGGTGACTTCCCAGAAGAGTCGGGCCGCCTTGAGGAGATGGTTGTGCATAACGATGCACGAGACCTGTGGAATAGTGAGTGGGTAGGTAAGGTTACCAAAAACTGGTTTCCAAATACCCACCTAATGGAGGTTCAGCACGATAACGGTACATGCGTTATGGTAATCTGCCGCAATTCAAAGTTGTACAGACTTGGAGATAAGGTTTTAGTTGACTCCAAGAGAGCGAGTCATTATGTCAGAAACGGAGCACTTAAATAATCATGGCACTAGTTTCTAACCCACTTTTAAATATCGGTCCTTCTCCTTGGAGAAGCCAGCCTATCATTGAACCTTCTGTTGCGGCTGGTATGTATCAGCCAGATGATGGCGGTGTTGCTTACTATAACGAAATGACTGGTGGCGGTTACCCCGATGACCCTAGAGTTTTTTCGGGTCAATACAGAGATAACCCCTTTGGTACTCCTGCTCCTGCTCCTTCGTTTGGAAACTATCCCTCTGACATGCAGATGGGTCCAGCCTACGAGAATGGAGTCTATGGCGAAGGTCAGACTGAGTTTGCTGGCCCCAACAAGAACAAAATGCTTCCTAAGTTTGACCCTTATAGTGGTGCGGATTGGATGCGTGGCCTTGGCCTGTTTGCAAAAGGTGCTATTATGGGCAAGCCAGAAACCGCTGGTCCTAAACCGACCACTTCCGAAAGCGGCAAGGATGTATCCAAAGAATCAACTTTTGACCAGAAAGACTACTGGGGCTGGCTTTTTAATTCCTAATTATGAATCCCAATACACTTAATAAGTTTAAGAACCTCAAAAAGGGCAAGAAGAATGAGCAACCCAAAAAGAAGGGTGGCAAAGGTTGTTCCTGTGGTAAGCCCAAGTGCAACTGCGGGAAGTATTGACCCAGACGAGGACGAGGAAGAAGAGTATAATCCTATGGACTATATCTGGTTTACAAAATTTGAGCCGTGCGTTTCTAAAGAAACGCAGAGATAACGCCACTGTAACTCAATCGGCAGAGTATCTCTTTTGTAAAGAGAAGGTTGTCGGTTCAATTCCGTCCAGTGGCCCCACTTTAGTACCACCCCGCCCTCTTAACAATGGTTTCTCTGGGGTGGTCGTATTAACACCAATGAGCGAAGAAGAAGTCTGGAAACCAATCCAAATCAAGCAGTTTGAAGGGCTGTACGAAATCTCCAGCCACGGGGAGGTTAGGTCTACCCCTAAAACGACATCAGATGGTCGTAGAATCAAAGCCAAGGTGCTTAAAAAGGGTAAGAATGGGGGAGGGTACTACAATGTTACGCTGTGCAATGATGGATTTAGGCACACGATTGTCGTTCATAAACTGGTAGCCATCCATTTTGAAAAGATTTTCCACAACGAACATGCTATTGACAATCTGCAAATCAACCACATTGATGGTAACAAATTAAATAACAAGGCTGAGAATCTGGAATCGTGTACCCCTAGCGAGAACTTGCTCCACGCAGTACGGATGGGCCTTAGAACTTACAAATAAATGGCTGACGCTCCCAAAGAAACTAACGCAGAAAAGATTGCTAGGCTAAGAGAAGAGATTGAACTCAAGAAACTTGAGGCTGAACAGGCTAAATTAACAAAAACGCCCCCAGTTAAGGCCGCAAAAGAGGCCGTCAAGGAAGGTGCGTCTAAAGTTGGTAGCGGTCTTGCTAAGGGTGGCAAAGCCACTGGAAGTTTTATTGCAAAACAGGCTGGTTTTGGGGCGAAGGTTCCCAACCCAGTTACTGGAAGACTGGAAACCCCTCCCAGTTTTCTTGAAAAAGGACTTCAAACGCTTTCTGATGTGGCTGGTTGGTTTGGCAAAAAGGCCGCAGAAAAAGTTGCAATGGCAAATGCAAAAACTGCGAGCGAAAAGGTTGTGCTAGGAATGACGGAACAGCAAAGAATCCAAAAAGGAGTTGAAGATGCAAAAAGAGCCAGAGCCGTACAAGAAGCAATTGCTGACCAAGCAAAAACCCAAAGACTTAATACACCTAGTCCCAATCTAGATGTTGGCCCAGACAAGAAAGTTGTTGTTAGCAAAAGAGGAGTACAGGCTGTTGTGCCAAAAGACACTCCAGATATTACCGTAAGAGACCCACTTGATGCCAGAGTTAATCGTTTTAAACTTAAACTTGAAGGGTATGTTAATGAAAACTCTGCTGTTGTTCGTAGCGGAAACAAGCCTACAATCAAACAGGTTGCTCTTGATGCCGCTAAACTTAAGGCAAGTGGTGGTGCGGCTGGTGGAATTCTTGCGGAAGATTTTATTCTAAAAGGACTTAATCGTTCTGGCCTGTTTACGGCAGATGAAGTTCCTCTTGTTGCCAAAAGCATCCTTGAAGACAAAGGACTCAGAACGAAACTGACAGACAGCCAACTTTTTAGTGGCATTGATAGACCTCCGACTAGAGTGTCTGGCGGTGCTCCTGTTCCAATTACATTTAGAGATGGTAGAGTAGTTCCTGTTTACAGTGGTGCTCCTCCAGAAGGAAAAGCCCCAAGTCTAAGAAATGTTACCAATGTCGAAACGGGCGTTGAGACGCTTGCTGAACAGAGAGTTGGAAGAACAGGTCTTAAGCCAGAGTTTCCTGTCAAGTCTGGGGAAAAGCCAAACACTGATGTGGCGGTAGTTTTAGCAAAAAGAAAAGCGGATAGAGAAGCCGCATCTCTTGCTGAAATTGAATCGGAGCGTGTTGAAAGAGCCAGAGTACAGGCTCTTAAGGACGAGATTAAACTTAAACTTGAAAAAGGTGGTGCATCGCCTGTTGCCGACCTCAGTCAGTCGCCTACCTCCCTCGCAAGAGCCGCTGAAAGAGCAAGAATTGAAGCCCTTTACCAATCTGGTGGTCTTAGTCCAGAACAAGAAATTGAATACAAGCGAATGCTTGCTATTGAAGAAGCCAGAGCCAAAGCCGCTGGTGGTGCGACTAAACCCGTAGACCCTTATGCTGAAGGTCGTGAGTTTGACCGCAGACTTGCTAGGTTTAAAAACCAGCCTCAACCTTTGAATACGGCAACATCTGGAAAGCCTGTTAATCTTGCTTCTCCTGCACAGGCTGAACTTGCCGCTAAGGAGGCGGCGGCGGCTAGAAGAGGTGGAATCCTTGGAAACACTCAGTGGGTCAGAGGTGCTGGTAGGCTTGGTTTGCAAGCCCTTGGTGTTACTCCCGACTTCATGACTGGTGTCATGTTTGGCAAGCAGGGTTCTGCCATCAGTTCTGAAGGTCGTGTCTTACTTCCGAGCGAAATGGTTGAAGTTTCTGGCATGAATATGCCTAAGGAAAGCCTAGACATCATGACAAGAATGCACCCAGACAATGCGGCAAACCATCCAGAAATCAGACACAAGGATAGATTTAAGTTTAATCCTGCTTGGTACAACAATGACCCGTATGAAGCCTTTAAGTTGGATTACAGCAACGATATTGCTGGCCCGAAACCTTCTTGGGCTACTGGAGTTGAAGCACCGCAAGGGTTCACTGACATGATTAACAGTCAGCGTTAATGGACCAACTTGAATCCTACAAGCCAACCCCACATCCAGTAGTTAAACTGCCAGATGTGAAGGGGCTTGTAGAAAAGTTTGGCACTGAAAAGGCCATCGAGATTCTACAACTTAGAGAAGACAAGATTCTAGCCGAAAAACTGGACCCTTACCGCCATGGATTTGAGCCTTGGCATTGGAAAGAGGCTGATGGAATCCTAAAAGAGAAACAGGAAATCCTTGTTCTTGGTGGTAATCGTGCTGGTAAAACAGAATGGGCCGCTAAGCGTCTTATTCAAACGCTTGTAAACAAGGACAAAGCAATGGTCTGGTGCTTGCACACGACTCACCAGTCCAGCATTCAGATGCAACAAAATGTTGTCTACAAATACCTGCCGCCCGAACTAAAAATTGCAAAAAAGACTAAGATTACGAATGTTTCGTACTCCCAGAAGAACGGTTTCAGCGATAACACATTTATTCTTCCGAATGGTTCTCAGTGCGTGTTCATGAACTACGCTCAGAAGAAAGATGTCATTGAAGGTGGCGAATGTGACCTCATTTGGTGCGATGAACTTGTGCCTCTGGACTGGATTGACACCCTCCGATACCGTGTTGTGACCCGCAGAGGCAAACTCGTAATCACTTTTACCCCAATCCAAGGTTATTCACAGGTCGTTAAGGACTATGTGGCTGGTTGCAGATTCACAAAATCATTAAAAGCCGACCTGCTTGACGAAAACTCCGTACATGTTAACGGTGTAAAGCGTGGAGATATGCCATTTACGGCAGATTGCCATAGAGCAAACGCAGGAATTGCGTGGTTTCACTCTGTTCTTAATGTTTACTCGCCTTTTGACGAGATGAAGAAGACCTTGATGGGTCGAAACAACCACGAAATCAAGATTCGTGCTTACGGATACGCAGAAAACACGGTTGGCTCACAATTCCCAAGATTTGGAGATAATTCAATTGTTAAACATGACCAAATTCCAGAAGAAGGCACGAATTACATGGTCGTTGACCCTGCTGGAGCACGAAACTGGTTCATGCTTTGGCTTCGTGTTTCGAAAGAAGGTAAAATCTTCGTTTACAGAGAGTTTCCAGATATGTCTCTTGGTGAATGGGCATTGCCTTCTGACAAGCCAGATGGAAAAGAGGGCGTTGCCCAGAGAAACGGTGCTGGAATGGGGCTGGATGAGATTAAGGCCACTATCAGACGACTGGAAGGAGAAGAGGAAATTGCGGAGAGATATATTGACCCTCGTGCTGGTGCGACTCAAGCCGTAGGTAAGGATGGTGGTACTTCCCTTATGGAATTGCTGGATGACGGAGACGACCCTATTTACTTTGCCCCTGCCGCTGGCGTGGCTATCGAGCAAGGCGTGTCGATTATCAATGACTGGTTCTCTTACGACCTGTCTCAGCCGCTTAGTCCAATCAATGAGCCAAAGTTGTTCATTTCGGACAAATGCCAAAACCTTATCTACTGCCTAAAGGAGTGGACTGGTGCAGATGGCGAAAAGGGTGCGACAAAAGACCCTATTGACTGTTTGAGATATCTTGCTGTGATGTCTCCAGTTCACATTGGCAACGACTACAGCCCTTTAAACAAACCATTTATTTACTAAAATGAACCTTTACAACCCTTCCATGAATTCAAATGGAGACCCTCTGGTTAACGCCAGCGAAGAACCGAACATTCTGGCTTTGCACGATGAACTGCAAAGATGTTTCTATCATGGAGCCAATGCGGCTGAACTTAGTGCCAACGATGACCTTCGCTATTGCCGATGGGATGGTCAGTCCGTAGATGGCAGAAAGCACTCTACTGGGAAGCCAGAAGACGAGCCAGCCATGCCGTTTGAAGGTGCTTCTGATGTGAGAATCAGACTTATTGACAGAGTTATTAACGAACAGGTGGCAATGTTGATGAACTCGCTCAAGTTGGCTAAACTTGGTGTGAGCGGAAGAACTGCCGATGATGCGGCTTACGCTTCTGGCATGACTGCCTTGATTGGTCACATTACCAACAGGCTTAGAACAGAAATGAGACGGGAAACCGAACTGCTTTGTCAGTACGGCAACCAGTATGGATGGTCTGCAATGTATGTTGGCTGGGAACAGCAAGTTGGCCTTAGAGAGCAAAAGACTAACATGGTTGAAGTCCTTCAGATGGCTAGTACTGAAAATGGTGCTGGTGAACTGATTCAGATGCTCCCCGAATACATCCTAAATCCTCAGACCGAGGACATGGCTGTCGGTATTCTTAAGCAAAAACTTTCGACCATTAAAGAGGCTGACATTCGTAAGATGGTTAAGGACTTGAGAGAGTTTGGCGTATCGACCACCTTTGAAGAAACGATTACAAAGAACCTTCCGTGCGTTACCGCTTTGAAGCCGTTTGATGAAATCAGTTTCCCGCCAGAAACGATTGAATTCCAGAAGGCTAGAGTTGTTTTCAGAAGAATGTTCATGAATGAAGTCGAACTTCGTTCGATGGAGCGAAATGAAGGCTGGGATAGCAAGGCTATCGATGAAGCAGTAAACACGGCTGGCAAGATGTCTTGGTACAATGACCCAAACATCGTCCCCAGAGCCAACATGCTGGATACCTACGAATTTAGAGGCAACCACTTGATTGAAGTGTGCTACGCTTACACTAGACAGATTAACAGCGATGGTGTGCCTCATATCTACTACACTGCCTTCTGCCCGAACGCATCCAGCCAGACTTACTTTAAGCACGAAAAACTTGGATACGCTCACGGCAATTATCCGTTCGTAATCTACCGCAGAGAAAACATCAGAAAGAACATTGCTGAGTCTAGAGGCATCCCCGAAATCTTGATGACTGAACAGGCCGAACTTAAGGGCCAGCACGACTCAATGAGAGACCGTACTGCCTTTGAGACGGTTCCTCCCATCATGGTTAAGAGACGAATCCAAGGTATTGGTCGAATTGGCCCTGCTCAGCAGTTGCCAGTCTCTAGCCCAGACGATTACAGATTCATGGACCCGCCCAAGGGAACTCCCAACCTTGCCCAAATGGTTATCCAGCAGGTTGAGTCTAACGCTGGCAGATATTTTGGTCTTACTTCTGGCATGCAAGACCCAACGGTTCCTGCTCCGTACGCTCAGATGCTTCAGCAGGTTGCCACAGACAACTGGCTTACAACCATCTCTGAAGTGTACACACAGTTGCTTCAATTGAGCCTTCAATATCTTGCGGCTGAAGAAATTGAGAGAATTACTAACATTTCGATTCCTCAGAACATGTCGGACATTGCCAACCAGTTCGACTATGAACTCAAGTTTGACATTCGTAATCTTTATGTCGATTTCGTCATGGAGAAACTGACCGCAATTAATCAGTCTATCCTTCCGATGGATGTTGGCGGTGTTATTGACAGAAACAAACTGATTGCGATTGCTATGAATGCGATTGCTCCAGATATGGCAAAGGAAGTCATTATCGACCAAGCCACGGCTTCTCAGAAGATGTTCAAGGAAGTGCAAACGGACATTGCTCTCATGATTCTTGGCAACGAGGCTCAGTATGTCGAAAACGACCCTACGGCTCAGACCAAGATGCAGTATGTACAGGACATCATGTCGAAGAACCCTGTAGCCCAACAGGCCGCACAGACAAATCCGACATTCCAGATGATTTTCCAGAATTACATCAAAAACCTCCAGATGAGTGTCAGCCAGCAACAGAACAAGCAGATTGGGCGTATTGGGGTCTCTCCGCTTGCTGACAAACTAGCCCAAGAGTCTATAATGCCTCCTACTTCCAATGAAACCAGTGTATAACCCCGAACCCCTCGCTTTTGAGGGCAAAAACGACATTTGGACCCAGATTATGCTGGTTGTTGACTTAAACATCAAATCAGAGGTAGATGAGGCTCTCAGCATTGAATTGGAGGGCGAAAAGCGAGCGTTTCAGTGCGGACGGGCTTCTTGCATCAAAGACTTCAAGCGTATGTTGCTAGAAATCAGAAAAGAGGCTATGGATAGAAAAAATGTCAACTGGACCACTGACGAAGAGTTGAATTCGCTTTAATAACACGAAACGCTATTAAAGTGAATAACGCTTGACTTTAATAACGCCAAACTTACGGTAACTTTGTTTTCCTTGTTTTCTCAAAACACTGTAAAGTCCAAGCAGACTTGAGAATGCTAAATAATCTCATGAATACAGATAAAAACAGCGATAACGACAACGCTGAGTCGCAAGACGAAAATGTCGTGAATGAGGGTATCGGCCCTCTTACAACGGAACGCCTTGCGGATATTCTCCGTAGGGATTTTGACCCCTCCGAACAAGGTCAGACGGACACTGCCGAGTCCGATAGTAATCAAGCAGAAGACTATGAAGGGGACGGTGAGCCACAGGCCACCGAAACTGAAGATAGCGAAGAGGTTCATTCACAGGACGAAGAAGATGGAGAGGACAGGGGTCTTTCTAAGGGGGTCAAGAAGCGAATTGATAAGTTGGTGTCTAAGCGTAGGGAAGCCGAAGCCGAGATTACCAAACTCAAGGAAGAACTTGAAACCGCTAGAAATCAGAAGACAGCCTCTGATGCAGTGATTCCTATCAAGGATAGCCCGTACAGTCATGTCAACAGCGTTGCCGAAATCGAGGGCGAAGTCTCTCAAGCAAGGTCTGTTCGTAGATGGTGCGAGGAACATTCTGATGGATACACAGTAACAGGTGCTGACGGCAATGAGACCTACTACAGCCCAGAAGAAGTAAAGCAAATCAAGTTAAATGCTATTGACGCACTTGAGGAGCACCTTCCGAAGCGGATGCAGTATATCAGAGCCAAGGATAACTTCGAAAACCTTGCCGAAAAGGAGTATGGTGTTGTTTGGAAGAAAGATGTAGACACTCGTGAGAAGCAGATTGCTCTCCAGTTTCTCAAGGCTTTTCCAGAGATTACCCGCTTCCCAGACTACAAGATGGTTATTGGTGATTACATCGCTGGCGTTAAAGCCCGTGAAGGTAAGTCCTCCAAGACCGTTGCGAAGGCTCCCCATAATCCAAGACCGAGTGGGTCGGCTCCTAAATCCAACAGTATGAGCAAACTGAAGGAAACCGAAAACCGTTACAAAGCCAATGGCAATAACGAAGACCTCAAGGACATTCTGCTTAAAAAGTTCCTATAATTCACGAACATGCCTATTCTTACAGAACCTAATATCTCAAGCGGTAAGCGAGAAGACCTCGCTGACCTTATCTCCCTCGTTGACTCCAGAGACACCCCCTTCACCTCCATGGCGAAGAAGGGTTCCAAACCTGGAAATACGCACTTCCGCTGGCAGGTTGACCAGTTGCCCTCCGTTAAGTCGGGTGGTATCGTTGACGGTACTGATGTCAATGTCACGACTGATGTCGAAAACTATGTCAAGGACACTGTTGGCGGTACGACCAAGCAGTACAGACACGAACTGTCGATGCATCCCCAGATGTTCCGCAGAACTGTCCGTGTGTCCCCGATGTCTCTCGACCTCACTAACATCGCTGGCGTTAAGGATGAACTTGCGAACAATGTCGCTAAGTCCATCAAGATGCTGAAGCGTGATATTGAAGTCACTCTCTGCGGCTCGCAGGGTGCTCAGCAGGACAACGGTACGCTCCCGTACCTTACCCGTGGTCTCGACAAGTATCTTGCCGTCCGTGGTGCTACTGCCGCTAACATCGCTGGTGGTGCTTCTGCTAATCCTGCCGATTTCGGTACGGTTGCACAGGATGCCTACTTCGCTGTCCCGACTGACTTCCAGATGCCGAAGGAACAGTTCCTCTATGGTACGGTTGGTAACGACCTTACTGAAGAGAACATCCAGAACCTTCTGACTGGCCTCTACGAACAGACTGGTACGAGCAAGGAATATGACGCTCTCGTTGGCACTCGTTGCAAGCGTGGCTTCACTAACCTTGTCTTCACGACTGGCTCCTCTGGCTCGACTGAGACCCGTAACGCTGTCCGCACCTTCAACCGTAACGCTGAAGACTCCACCTACACCTCCACGGTGCAGGTCTTCGAAGGCGACTTCGGTAGACTCAAGTTGCACTCTTCGACTTGGCTGAAGAACAAGTTCGTTGGCTATGTGATTCCGTTCGACATGGTCGAAGTCCGCTACGGTGGACAGGTTGCACAGGTCAGAGAACTGCCCGACTTCGGTGGCGGTCCTGCTCGTACGGTTGAAGCGGTTCTGGGTCTCGTTATCCATAACCCCCTCGCCTTCGGCAAACTCGACTTCACTGCCTAAGTGTCAGACAACATCATCCAGCACCTGTCTGAGGTAATTCCCGACCATCTCCGCAAGGGGGTGCAAGAGGAACTGCTTCGTGGTTGGAAGATGGAGGAAACTCAAGCAAAGCATCAAGCAAGACAACTTGGTGCTTTTTATCACCAAAACGATGCTAAAAACATCGAAGGAATGGGGAGGCTGGTGGGGGAAATCCCTACCGCCTCTTACCATTACTGGGGCAAGAGACTGGGCTACGACTGCTGGAAGGATGACGAATTTGTCCGTGAGTTTTTCCGTGACAATCCCGAATGTGCTGTTAAGAACTATGTGAAGAACGCTTCTATCAATGGGGCTATCTTTACCGCTGATGGGCATCTAATGCAATGAGAACCGTAGACTTTTCCAGAATCCTCTTTGACTCTATTCAACTCTGCGGACTTGACCGAGACGAGGTCAACGATGCAACATTTTCTCAGATTAGAGACCTTGCAAACATGCGTCTCAAGTCGGCTTGGGAGTACGATGCGTTCCCCCAAGTTATCAAGTTTAGTGAAATCACTATACTTACGGATGCTAATAGCACTCCTTACTTTAATCTACCCTCCGATTGCGGGGAGATTCTTTCACTTTGGTCGGCAAACCCTGTAAACACGACAAGAAACAATCAGTTAACCTTTTTGCTTAACGATGAGCGTGTCTACCTTACTACAAATAGAAGCGGCACGGTTTGGGCAGAGTATAAGATTAAGGTTCCAGAACTCTTTGGTGAGGCTTGGGACCAGCCAATCGAGTTTAAGGTAGGCTCACAGGCTTACTTTGACTCTGGCTCCTTGAGTGGCGTGTATAAGCCAGTTAAAGGAAAGCCATACATTGGTAACTTTTACAACTGTAAGGTAAACAATGTCAATAAGCGTCCGTCCGAACATCCAGATGAATGGGAAATTGTAAAGATTCCGTATATCTTTGCTCCTTATGTGACTAGGGCGGTTTACGCTGATTTCCTTCGTTCTGAAGGACAGGTCGATGCGGCTAGAGTTGCAGAGGCTGAAGCCCAAGCGTTCCTAGGCGAAGAAATTGATAAGATTGCTCGACAGCAGGGCCAAATTCGTAGAATTAACTTCATTAACCCATATTCCTAATGTCCAATATTGCTTTTTCATCCCCTTTCCTTAGAAAGTTCATCCATGACGACCTTACGGTTGGCACGAATTGGGTTGTTGCCCTTCCTGCCGCTATCGCTCCCCAGCGTAGAATCGTTACTCTTATTCAGAACAAGAGCGACACGACCAACCTTTATGTTGCTCTGAACGAGACCTCTACCGAAGGCATTCTTATCCCTATCAAGTCCAATATTTCTTTAGACAATTACAACGGAGTAATCCGTGTTAAGTCTGACGGTTCTGTTACTGCCCATATTGCCTACGCTACGGCTTAATGCTTAACGCCCTCTTCAGAAATAATGGCTGGGTCATTTCTGTAGGAAAGGGCTTAGGGTCGGTATTGTTTCCTTGTCCGATTGCTGGTCAGTTTCTAAGAAACGCTCAGTCTGGAAACGGAATTAATTGGTCTGGTTGCGGCAATTATGGCTACAATGATACTAGCCTTGCCTATTATGATGTTTACACTGACGGTAACTGTGGTGAGTATTCTACTCTTACTGGAAGTTGGCACAGACCTGCTGGCGATGTTCTTTACAACACTGGCTGTTGCCAAGTCATTTGGGATGGAAGTTATTACTATGTAAACGACAACTGCAATCCTTGCGGTCAAGCCAACACTGAAACTGGAAACACGAGGGTCGTTAATGTTTCTGAAATTTACTGGGAAGGTTGTAATTCAAGCGGCTATTTTAGCACTTCATACGACACCGAAATAGAGTATCACGATGGATACTGTGGTACTTTCTGGGAATACTTTAATACTGTTTGGGCTGAAGATGGGGCAACAATTTACAATTACAATAATTGTTGTTATGTTTACTACGATATTAGCGACTATCCTTACTACTATGTGCAGGATAATTGCAGTGGGAACTGCGAAGACCCTTACCTTCACGATGGGGAAGACCACTGGTGGTATGATGGTTGCAATTGGTGGTACACCCCCCCCTGTACCGATGCTGGACCTACTGGAAATGTAAGAGATGTAGACCATCAGTATGTTTACTGGTCTGGTTGCGGAAACGATGGACAGTTCCTTATTACATACAACACTGAAGAAGAGTACCATGACGGTGCGTGCGGCTATTATTGGTCTTGGGTTAGCACTTGGAATGCAATGAATGGCGATGTTATTTACGACAGTGGTTGTTGCCAAGTTGTGTACGATTCTGTGATGGGATACAATGTAAACGACAACTGTGGAAACCCTTGCACCAGTTCTGGAACTCCAACTGGAGCGTCTAACCTAATTTACGAATATACCATGCTGTGGTATGGTTGCGGAACCTCTGGAAACTTCGTTTACGAAAATGAAATCTCTTACGAATACCATGATGGAGCATGCGGATTTTATTGGGATACTGTTCGATGGTGGGCACAAGATGGTGGAGTAACCGTTATTTACGATAACGGCTGTTGCCAAGTTATCTACAATTCTCCCGACAATTATTCTGTATTTGACAATTGTACCGAACCGCCGCCTCCTTGCCCAGAGGCCAGTACGCCTACTGGAAACACTAGCACTGGAAGTTACTCTAACCTTAATTGGGATGGTTGCGGAACCTCTGGAGAATTTGCTTATTCGTATTCTGGAAACTCAACTGAATACCATGACGGAAATTGCTCTACCTATTGGGTAACTGATTCTTCGTGGGAAGCAAACAGTGGAGAAATGATTTATGACGGTGGTTGCTGTACCGTTACCTATAGCCAATATGGCAGTTACAGCGTAAACGACAACTGTGGAGAGCCTCCTCCTCCCGACTACCCTTCTGCTGGAACGGTACTGTTTTCCTCTTCTTCCCCTGTAACGCAGGACATTACGGTTGATGGATATGACATGGAAGGTTCTTTCCAGTCCGTATTTGCCAGCGTCAACATTGCAAACACTTGGAGTAATGAGATTGCAGACGGCTTTGGTGGCTCAACATTTGAGTCTGGAACAGACTATGTGCTTGACGGTAGTACCGTATACGACCCCTCAATTGGTGCTATCAGACTCCTTGACTGGTATCTGACTGACGGTGGCGGCTCTTACAGCGGTCAACTTCAAGTTGGCCTAGATGTCACCCCTTGGGTCATGTCTGGACAGGGTGCTATTCCTAGCGGAACCTCCTTCCTTGACAAATTCTCAGAAGGGTACATCATTTTTGAATCCAACGAATTTTGGAACGGAGATGCGAATGTAAAGACTCGTGTCGAATACCAGAACGGAGGAGGCTACATTACTACTACAATTACATTTTAACCATGAGCACAATTAAGAAAGAATTCGTTATCCCGAAGGGCTGGAACGCCCTTTATAACCCTGTTGAAAAGAAGGTCTATGTTTGCCGTGAATTTCCCCATGGCGGCAAGGCCAACTCGGTGCTTAGTCTGATTACTAAGCCTACGAAGGCTGAACTTCTTACTGCGTTTACCGAACTGGAACTTACTTGGACCGAACCTACCGCCTAACATGAAATGGCAGATTCTCTTAACAGTATCAGAAAAAAGCAAGGCGACTTTCAGTTTCTGTCTATCGACACTCGGAGCAACGGTACGGCTCTTAAAGAGGGTATGTTACAAGATGGCAGAAACATTCGTCTTGAACTACAGTCACTGGAAACAAGAAAAGGACTAAAGCAGTTCTTTTCGGACACAATCAAGGGGATTGTCCTCCCTGTCGCTGGCTCTTCGATTATTGCGTCTGGGGTAAGGGTAAAGCGTGACGGGACAGAGGAAATTGTCATTGTCGTAGAAGACGGGCTTTTCCTGTACGATATGAACTCTGGCTCGCCCCTCAGTTCTAAGTACAATTTCCCGACTGGAAGAAAGGCTATTGCTGGACAGACGCAGGTACTTCAAGCAGTCAACAATATCTACATCCTGCGTGGGGAGTCGGAGTTGTTTCGTGAAGGCGTGTCAAAGCATGTAAATGTTGGCAACGGCAACTACGACATAGTTGTTACTACAAACCTTGGTCATCAAGTTGCAGTTGGCACTGAAGTCATCCTTGAGTCTGAGCACGAAGAAATGAGCGGGTCTTTTGTGGTTAAATCTGTTCAGTCATCTAATCAGTTTACGGTATCGAGCAACTTCAACTCTAATCACCTTAGCGACCATCCAGTTCTTGTGTGCAAGGGTCGTGCTCCTCTTATCTTTAACGGGTCTTCAGTTACAGTAACTAGACAGGGAAGAATTGATGGCAGTATCAATGGAAACTCTCAGCATTGCGATTTTCCTCCGACTTCTAACGGTATCTACTTTAGAAACAGACTATACCTTAAGTACAGCCGTGATGAAATTGCTGTATCATATTACCTTCCCAACGAAACAGGAGACTGGGAATTCGACCTTAGCATTCAAGCCTTCCAGATTAACGCTGGTGACGAGCAGGAAATCGTAGGGTTCTACCCATGGAGTGGGAATAAGGTTCTCGTTCTGAAGACCAACAGCATTTACGAGGCCATCATTTCGGACAATACCACAAGCCCAGAGATTGTCCTTAAGGATACTACCATTAAGGCTCTTACCAACGACATTGGGTGCGTGGCTGAGCGTTCTATGGGCAATGTTTCTGGCTCCGTGTTCTTTCTTTCTGGGGCTGGCGTGTTTGCCCTTGAGCCGCAGATTGATGTACAACTGATTGCCAACACTTTCCCCCTATCGCAAAACATTCAAAAGTATGTTGAACTAATTGATGTAAACAATTCACACAAGGCGGTAGGTCAAATCTTTGCTGGCAGATACTACTTGTCTGTTCCAATTGTCCTTGATGGGGTAAGTAGAATTAGCGTATTCGTATACAATCTTAACAACAAGAATTGGGAGTCTGTTGACACTTATCCTATTGGATTCAACATCGACAATATCTTGGTAGCCAGATTTGGTAGCCAGAGAAAACTCTTCTTCCTAGACAATAAGAATGGCCTGTTTCTTGCAGAAGAACTTGATGTTGACCAATTTGGCAAAACAACTGGGGCTAAAACTTTGGTACAGTGGCTTCCGTTTTACCTAAACGAGTACGAGTTTGCCTATAGCAATATTCAAATGTTTGCTAAAACAAGACAAATGGACTTTGGAACGCTTCAGCAGAAGAGGTTTGTTTCTTGCGAGTTTTACGCAAATTACGGGCTTGAGGGGGCAATCAAAGTTACCGCAAACACGATTAACCCAGATACCACTTATATGGCTGATATTTCTACTGCCTCGTTTGGTGAAGAACTTACTAGAGCCTTCCCCTTGCGTAAAAAGGGAACTGCTATTGAATTCGAATTGACTTCGTTGCAAGGCAGACCAAGCATTTACTCTATCGTGACCGAGGCTACTGCTGATGGTCGAGACCTAAGAAGCGAAAAATAACATGGGACAAATTACAAGCGGCTGGACATACGAACCTAGTGGTATCAAATCTGAAGTTACGGCTGAAAACCTTAACGCACATGTCAATAATGCTCAACTTGTTGGTGGAGCCATTGACGAACAAGATACAAATTCGCTTACGGCTGATACCGATAACCTGTTGATTACCAAGGGTGGTACTATTTTTAGACAGACTAAAGGTCAGTTTACGCATACTATTAACGCAAACACGGTTAATGCTGTAAATCTTAATGGTGGTGCGATGGTTCCTATTGGCGGTATTATTATGTGGAGCGGCACAGAGGCGGCTCTTCCTGCTAACTGGAAAGTTTGCGATGGTACTAACGGTACTCCAGACCTTCGTGGAAAATTTGTCAGAGGTGGCAATGTTGCCAATCCGTCTGGCACTACTGGTGGTGCTGATTCTACGACCCTTACTGGTCTGATGGTTCCAGAACACCAGCATCAATTCCGAATCAGACAGTTAGACTATATTGAAATTTTTGGAAGTTCGACTCTTACGGTTTGGGATGTTTACCCTCAGTGGGATGAAAACCCTATTGTTAATACTCAAACTAGACTAACTGGCCCTGCCTCTGTTGGTGGAAATACCAACCCAACTCCAGTTCCGACTGTTCCTGCTTTCTACGCCCTCGCATACATCATGCGAGTTTCCTAACACCAAAATGAGACTTTTTAACTAATGGGACTTGGTTCACTTATCGGTGGCTTCATGTCGAAGCCCAAAGATATGCCCCTTCCGAAAACTTACGGAGAGGTTGGCAATCAGAATATCGACATGCAGGAAGGCTGGCAACAGAACTATCTGGATGCCGAGTCTAAATGGAGACCGCAATGGCAGAGACTCAATGAGTCCACCCTTGGCGGTCAGTTATTTGGTGGTCAAGGTAACGCTGGTTACCTTAGCATGATTGGACAAGGCCAGCAGGGCAGTCTTGGAATGCAGGAGTCCTATGGTGCTGGTCAACTTGGAATGATGAGCCGCCTACAGGGTGGTGCTCGTGATGCGTACGCAACTCCGCTGATGCGGTCTACCCAAGAGCAGATGTACAACCAAGGCATGCAGTTTGCCTCTGGTCAGTTGAGTGCTCAAGACAGATTTCAAGCAGGTCAGACTGCAAACATGGCTATGGCTGGTAGAGGTCTTACTGGAAGACAGGGCGTAGCCGCTAATGTGCTTGGCAACTACAATCTTTCACAGGACAGAATCATGCAGGGCCAGAAGATGCTTCAAGGCGTTTTCAGCAATGAGGCTGGAATGGCTGACAATATTGCTGGGCTTACGCTTAGCGGAAGCAAGCAGATGGACTATACGCAGGGTCTCTTTGGAAATGCGGCCAAGTCTCTTGGCTCCTACAATACTGGCATCTTTAACCCCGAATCTGAGCGTGGCTTCTCGCAGGATGCGGCCCGTTACAAGGCTGACATTGCCAATAGACTTGCTAAACAGCAGTGGAAGGCTGGCATGTGGAAGGAAGCGGGAGGCATGATTGATGATGGCATTAGTTATGCCAGCGGAGGATTCGCCTAATGGCTGAGTCATACATCGACCCTAATCTGCTTGGTTGGCAGAAGGATAATGTCAACAAGTCCCTTGAGAGTTTCCAACAGCATACTGCTGACCTAAAGGCTCGTAGGGAGAAGTACGAAAAGTCTAACGAAGACCGCCAGCGTTTAATTGGCGTAGCCGAAGGTCTTGCCGAGCACTTTGCCCCGCAAGGCGAAGCGGCTCCGTCCTACATTCACAAGTTCCTTAAGAAGGCAGAGACCAATGGTGGTGTCCACCAGATGTCTACTGTCGAGATTGGTAAGTTCCTTGGGATGCATGGTACTGTTGAAAAACAGAGGGACATGGACATTGGCATGAAGGACAAGGAAAGCGTCATTGCTCTTCGTGAGGCTCAGACCAGAGGTGCTAATGCTACTACTGCGGCTACTCTTGGTGGAGAAAAGCGTGTTACCGATGAAACCAAGAGAGCGGATGCCCTCAGAGACTTCCTCCAGCAAACCTCAATGGAGGACATTGGAACTCCTACTAGGCAGGTTACTACCCCTACTGGCGTTGGTGTTCAAAATGTTAAGTTTAGAGACCCTAGAACTGGGCAGGAGATTGCTATTGACCAGTCTGCTTATTCCGAAATTGGCCTTGATGAAAATGGTCAAGTAATCGACAAGGATGCCTTCTCGTATGCGTCCAGCCTTACGGCAACTGAACTTGCTTCAATTACTGGTGCTTACATTGAGCCGAACGCAGATGTAAACATTAACGCTGAAGTCGATGCTAGTCGTGCCAGATGGAGAGATGTGATGGGCATGGAGCCAGAATCAATCTTTGATAAGGGTGGTGCTAGAAAAGAAGTCAGAGGTGCTGATGGTTCGATGAGACCAGAACCTAGCCCTCACGAAAACCATGCAAGGCTGATTCGGGCCATTAATCATAATCCCAAACTTTTCCCGAATGGAGTTCCTGCTACATACAAGGGTAGAAATGTTGCACAAGGTTACTCTGCATCTGGACGGGGAAGAAAAACTACGCTTACGGTTGATGAAGCAGATGCTCTTCAAGAGTTCGTAGTTGATACACTTGAGTCAAAGGGGTACTCAGATTTGGCTACAGTTGGCAGGTTAGTCCGTGGTCACCGAGAGATTGCTAAGGCTGAACAAGCCAACGCACTGATGTTTGAGAAGAAGATGATTCTCGAAACAACGGATAAGGTTATTGATGACCAAGCCGAACTGGCTTCTATCAGATACGACAAGGTTGCCGCCAGATGGAAGGCTCAGAACCTACCCCCGCCCATGCCTAAGGCCGCATACATTGCCGCCAGCGTCCCAGAACTTACACGAGTAATTCCTCAAGTTGACGAGTTCGGTAGAGCCACTGGTGCGGTTAAGACATTTGTTAAACTTGGAGACACTTGGAAGGATGTTACTGCTGAAAAGACTATGCCTTCTGCTGTTGATTCTTGGAAGAATACGGAAGCCCAAGGCAAGGAAAACATGCTTAACTTTAACGGTCAATACGGCTCTATTGTTATCAATGGCAGAGCAACCGCATTTGACGAAAAGGGTGTGTCCGACCTTTCGGACGCTCTTAACGACATGGATGCGTTTAATGAAAACATGGACCTGCTTAAGGAACTGTACAGTAAGCACAACTTTGTTGAGAGACTTAATCCTACAAGTGCTGTCCGTGCTCAAATCAAGGGTCTTATTGGAAGAACCCAGCCCATGATTCGAAAGATTATTCTTGGTACTGGTGTTGTTACCGAGCCAGACCAATCCAGACTTAATGCTTTGTTTAGAGACCCAGACTCATTTGAGACTTGGTTTAACGACCCAGCCAATATTGCAGAGTTTGAAGCAACCAAGGGAGTGCTTGAACAGAAAGCCATTGCGTTGCTTAATAAGCACAAGGTTGTTCAGCCAGACGGAAAGCGTGGCTTTATGGTTGGGGGTAAAGGCAACAAGGGTAAGGCTAAAGCCCTTGAACTGCTGGCAGTTAACGAAAGAGGTTATAAGTTGACTCCAGCAGATGTTGCAGTCATCAAGGAATATAACCCTTCTTTCGGACAATGAACAAGTCTTTCTACTACGACAACGCTGAATCTTTAGGTAAAATTCAACAGGATTTACTGTTTCTAGATACTGTAAAAGACCCGCTTAAAAACCCATATTCTGTTGCGGCTACGGAAGCGGCTAAGCCAGAAGAAGACATCCTTACAAAGGGTGAGCGTGAGGCTTACCTTATCTCTAATTATGCCAAGCGTGGCTATGTTCCCACCAAGGAAGGCCATGATGCTTACGAGGCTTACAGAAAGGCTACCGACCCTAATGGTTGGGCTATTCTTTGGGATGCGGCTAAGCATGCAACTAGTACGGTCATTGGCGGTGCTTATGACATGGTTGCTTCGGGAGATATTCTAAATCCAATTACTACTGCTGGCACACTTGCCGAAGGCACTGGTCGTGGTACGAGATACTTTACCTCCATGGTCGATACGATTAAGTACGACCCGTCTAACCCTATCAACAGATACCTGTTTTCGCAGGGAGATTCTGACCAGAGATATGCTGACTTCCAGAAGGGTCTGGCCTTCCAGCGTGAGACTGGAGAGATTGAAGAAAATGGATACTGGGTTCCCAAGAAGGACTGGGATATCGAAGGTTGGAAAGTTAAGTCTTATAACGAACAAGGCGTGGCGGCGGCTGAGATGTTCCTTGACCCTTCCATTCTGGCCCCAGAACTGAAAATTGGTCAGTTCTTTGCTAAGTCTATGATTGGACACACCATTGCATCTGCCGCTACTAGAGTCGCAGTCAAGGGTGCTTCTATTGCTGAGAAGGTTGCCATGGGGACCGAGAAGACCATGGGTCAACTTTCGAGAACTGCACAGGGACTCTTTGAGTACCCTGCTCAGAAGTTGGCTGATTTTTCTGGGGTTGAAACTCTTACTACTTCTAGCGGCAAGATTATCGCCAAGGATTCAATTGTCCGTTCTTCGTCCATGGCCCTTGGTGGTGCGGCTTACATGACGCAGATTCCTTTCCTTTCTCCAGTTGCTGGCGTTTGGCTTGGCTCTAAGGTTATGGAGATTGGTGCTAAGACTGTCGCAGAAGCGATGGCTCACTCCAAGGCATCTTCTTACCTTACGATTGCTGACAGACTGGCGTACCAGAGCACAGACCCTGCTGTCCGTGCTATTGGCGGCATGGCAATGAGAATGAACGGATTCACCGATTGGGCTACGCAGGGAGTTAAGTCTACCTTCCATGGCTCGATGTATGGTGGTGCGTTCGGATTTGCCATGGGTGGCGAAGAAGGATTCTACAGCGGTGTTGGTACTGGTATCGGCCTTGCTGGCTCCTTCCACATGCTTGGCGGTGCTTATGGCATTGTTGGCAATAGAACAGAAAGACAAATTCAAAACGCTCAGAAGCACTTTGCCTATGTGGCTGAAGGCTTTGACGAAGCCAAGCGTGTCGGGGTCAACAGACTGCTCCAGAATATTGAAGATGTGTATGGACAGGAAAAAATGTTTAGAACGATGGCAAATATTGCCGCCACTGAACGCCTTAACAAGAACGGTAGAAACCTCATCCTTACTACTGAGCAGATTAGAACTCTCCTTGGGGAGTCCCCAGAATGGAGCGAGTATCAGAAGTTGATGAAAGACCCTCAGTTTGGTGGCTACACTACCAGACGCTCTGACACTGGAGAAATCGTTACGCTCATCAACGCAGACTATGCCGCTCATTCTGCGGTCACTGGAGAACTGTTCCACTCTGCGTTGCTTCAGCGTTATGGTCAGTCCATGAAGGAGAACATCGTCAAGAACATGCTTGGCACTGTAGATTCTGACGGGTTCCTCTACAAGATGTCCCCAGAGTCTCGCATTAAACTGCTTGAAGACTTTAGAGACGGATACCTTGAACTGGATTCCGCTACTGGAGATGCATCCCAGAGACAAATGCTCCCCATCTTTAACGATGCCATTGAGCGTGTTCGCAAAGGTGAGCGTCCAGAAACCCTTTACCCTATCTTCGAAGAGTTCGCTGAAGCCTACTTCAATCGATGGGTTGAAGATAAGCCAATTGACTATCTGCTTAGAGGCAATAGCCCCCTAGAGGCTGTCTTTGATGGTGCTAAGAAGATGGTGAGAGGTCTTATGTCTGGAGACGCAGACCAGATTGGCGGCAGAATTCAGTTCAAGTCTGGTCAGCCAGAAGGATTCTTCCTCAATTCCAAGGGCAAGAGAGTTGTCATTCCCGAAATGGACAGAGCGATGGCTATGCTCGTCCGTGAGATGAAGCGTGACCCAGATGCACTTGAAGGATTCCCCATTCGTGACAACGCAAACCCTCACCACATCATGCTCAAGGAAGCAGAGCACCTGTTTACCCGTGATGAATCTGGCAAGATGGTCCTCAAGAGCGAAGAGCAAATCGACAAAGAAAACACCAAGGCTTTCTCTGGACTCCTAGCGGCTCACCAGAGACTAAAGCCAGAAGACAAGGGTCTCAGATTCGTGGCTATCCAAGAGGGTGGTGCTAGAGTTGAAGGTTCCTATGCTCCTAAGAGCAAGAAGGTCTCTGAACTTGAAGCGGAAGCAAAGGCTGTCGAGAAGGCTATTAAACAGCGTAAGGCTAGACTGCTGGGCGAAGCCGCTAAGATTGCTAAACTTTCTGAGAAGGAGAAGCGTCAACTTGTAAAGGATAGAGACCTTGAGGCTACTAACGAAGTTGAATATCTTAAGGAAGCCTCTGAAGTTGAGGGTATTGCCGAGTACAGAATCGAAGGCTACATGACCGACAAGGAGGCCGCACTGTTCACCGAATACCTTCCTAAGTATGTAGTTCAGAAGATGCTCAAGTTGAACCGTGTCATCCACCAGAAGGGTGCTGATGGCAACAATGTCCTACGCTTTGATTACAAGGGCAAGGACGAGCAGAAGTTTAAGTTTACACAGGAGTCGGGAAGAAACACTGGTGCTGGTAACGAACGCCATCAAGGCAGAGTTAAGACCAGAGATGTTATTCCTTACGAGATGGTCCTTAAGTTTGAGCGTCAGAAACTTACCAAGGCACTGCGTGAAGAGTTCGAAATTGACGACAAGGATATTAAGTACCTCGTTGGAAAGCCTGTTCTTATCGTGGAAGGCATCGACATGAAGGCTCTGGACCGCAGAGTGCGGTACGCTTTCAACCACATGCGTAGGCACGATGCTCCTCGCTCCATCAGTTCTGCCACGGTAAAGATGCATTACGAATCGGAAGAAGAGATTCACCACGACATCAAGCGTCTGTTTGCTAATTACAGTCTTGGTGACCACGCCATGGCTGGTGCTGACTTCTTTGGTGGCGGTGCTGAAGGCAGAGCCAAGCGAGAAATCATCAATGGCATTATCGGTGCTCGCCCTTACAAAGGTATGGACCCTGCTACCATGCAGGAGAAGGGGTTCCACTATGCTCCCGACCTCCAGCAGGTTGGCGGTCAGAAGGGTACTGAAGGCGGTCCGCTCAATGAAGCGTTCATGGTCTTTACTAGATTCCGTGTTGACCGAATCCTTGACCAGCCCAAGCACCTGCACGGTGAAGGCTTCTACTACAACCACAAGAACGCCCACCCGCTTAACAAGGGCAACTTCGCCCCTGCTTCTAAGTCCCTAAGAGACCATACGGGCAGAGTGCTTAGCCAGTCCGAAAGACTGTTGCAGGATGAGACTACATTCAAGAGTCCCAGCGGTGAGCCTTACAGACTGTTCACCAGCGAAAACGAGGGCGGTGTTCACTACGCTTGGTTTGATGAAGAGGGAGCCACGGCTACCCACAAGGACCATACTCAAGGATACCTTACCCTTAAGGCTGACGAAGTCTTAGACCTTATCGGTACTGAGGTTCAATCCGTCAAGGAACTGGACAAGGGGTTCATGCGTTCCATTTCTGACATGGGATACAAGGCTGTCGTTATTAGAACGGCTGACCAAAACAGAGTCGTTGCTTTTACTGATTTCCAAAACTTCAGACAGACAGATGTCTCTGCGGCTGATTTTATCACTGGAAACTTTGCTGGCAGAAGCAGAAGCATTGCTGAAAGAACCAGAGAGAGACTTGGCCTTACATCTGGAGGTACTCCTGCCCCTGCGGCTGGCAAGCCTATGACTATGGCTGAGCGTACCAGAGCCAGACTTAAGGTTACTGAACCAGCATTAAAGCCTGTTATGGACCAAAAGGTCTTCCAAGCACACAGGGACAAAACGGAAGCACACTTTAGAGCGGTTGCTATTTTTGAAACCTTTAGAAGTGGAATTAAGAAGGGACAAGGTCTTGCATTCTTTAATCAAGATACTCCTACATTAAAATCCCACCCTTCGTATCAGCAGTTTCAGACTCTTGTTTCAAAACTTAATCCAGAAGTCAGAAAGCAAACGAATGCTCTCTTGCTTGAGATGGCAGATGAATACTACAGAATCAATTCCGAACGAGAAAAGGGAATCGTTCTGCCAGAACGCATTGCTGAAAGAAACGCTTCCAAAAAATTGGATGAAGTAAATCAGTTGATGACTAAGGAAGGTCTTACTGACAAAGAGAAGAGAACCGACCCAAGATATACAAAAGCGTTCTCAGAATGGAACACCGCAAACGAAGCAAAGAAGGTGGCAGAATCTGGCATTATCTTTAAAGACCCGTTCAAGACTGTATACGAAAAGTACGAAAAACTCCGAGATACTCTTGCTGATGAGCAGGAGGCTTATGTCAATTCTACAAGAAGGGCTACTGATGTTGAAGAAGGTGCGGCCTCTGCCGAAATCAAGGTAGAGGTTGGCAAGGACATCACTACCGAGATTGCCGCCAAGACCTTTACGCCAGAACAACAGGCAAGAATCAATCGTTCGATGGCCCAAAGAAAGGGTCTCCTTGACGATAGACAGTTCTGGATTGATGTCAGAAAAGAAACCGCTACCGTCAGAGACGGGTTCGTCAAACAGATGGCTCAGTTCCCAGAGTTCAAGGGATGGACTGAAGCAGAAATCTATCGTTCTACCTACAATAGCATCTTCGGCAAGGATGCCTCTGTCTCTATCACCAAGGGAGGCAAGGTGTCCTTCGGTGTTATCCAGTCCCTCTCTCCCTCTGAGTACCACTCCTACAGAGAGCGTGGCGTACTGCCCCGTGACATCAAGCAGAGAACCGTAGCCGACATTGACCTTGCTCTTCTAGAGAACTGGAAGCGTAGCCATGCCCTTAAGAAGGGGCTTGAGAAGGTTCGTGCCGACCAGAAGTTGTCCCGTGACAGACGCATTAAAGCCGAGGAAAGATACAACAAAGAACTGGAGACCATCAGAAACGAACTGATTCAGATGCTGGCATCCTACAAGTTGTTTGATGTTGCTGACGAAGTCCTTGGTGCTGTTCAAAGCACATCCAAAAAGTGGGTTGAAGAAAAGAAGATGATGAGCGGTGAAGAGGCTGGCTGGACCCCCGCCAGAAAGATTGACCCTAACACCACTCCTAAGTCTTGGGAAATCTCCCATGACAACTCTGTCACCTTTGAACTGCTTAGTGAAATGTATCCCGAACTGGGACGCACGGACCCTCTGACTGTTCAAGAGGCACTTAGTAATCCTAAGATTAATGCTCTAAGACAGCAGATGGGCCTTAACGCATTTAAGGACACCCTTGAGTTCTTCAACAAGTACAACCTTGAGGAACACGCCAAACTCAAGAAGTCCGCACAGGAAGACCTTGCCCTTTACATCAAGGAAAAGGAGAAGATTGATTACGACATTAAGGCCGCTGAGTCTCGCTCTAAGAAGTTTGATACCACAGAACTCAGAGCAAAGAGCAACGAACTAGCCAGCAAGATTCTCAAGAAACAGAGCGAGAAAGACCCCATCATTGACAGATGGACTAACCAAGACTTCATTGAAAAGTCCGTTTTCGAAATCCTGCAACTTGAGCCAGACCAGAGAGGCGAACTCATTGAATCTGTTCGTGCTCAACTGGCTGAAGGTGGCGGCAAGTTGGTCGGTGTGTTTGATGAAACCCTTGTTAGAAATGGCGTTACCGCACCCAAGGAAGCCCTTGGCAAGGTTACAACCCAGCGTGATGTAGCAGACCCTAACACCAGAACAATCGACCCTAATGACAACGGTAGCAAGTACCGTGATGCCATGGACGAGGCGTACAGAGTCCTACAGACCTCTATCAAGAAGGATGGGGTTAGAACCCCGTTGCAGAAGTACGCTGTGCTGATGCAGTCGCTTGCTAGAAATTACAAAAAGAACAGCAAGAACCCAGCGATTAAACAGAAACTCAATCAACTTGAGCAGATGTTCAAGGAGACCGAGCAGGTAACCGATGTCAGACTTAAGGCGGCTTACGCTAAGATGCTCGACTACGGCTTTGTTTCTATGAGTTGGTCTGGTGATGACAATCTTCAGACACTCCCTGCGACTGGTCACTACACCAAGATGGTTCCGTCTACGCCCAAGAAGATTGGCAACGATTTCAATAAACTAAAAGAGACAAAAGGAATCAAATTCGTCAAGCAGAAGGTCGTGTTCCGTTCGTCTGACACGACAAAGGTTTCTAACCTTGAACTACAAAAGGCCGTAGAGACCGCCAGAAAACGCTTCTCGCATCTCTTTGAAGACGAGACTGATGACTTCATTGTCACAGCCGCAAGCAAGGATGGTGGCATGCGTGGCATTGCCGTTGACAGAACTATCGAAGGTGGCCCTACAAATTTCTACCTTACTGGTGAAGCCAAGACTATCCGCAAGTGGCTGGAATTCCAGAAACTGCGTGACGGTCAAGAGGAAGCCACTGACGCTAGAGTTGTCTACATCGACAAGGAGCCTAAGTATGTCCTTGCCCGTGGTCTGGACTCCAATGAAGTCCTCTACATCCCCTACGATGAGATGATGATGCACGGGGAAGAGAAGACCCTTAAGGCTATCCAAGGCAAAACCATCTTTTGGTCTCGTGACTCCGTTGTTGAAGGCAAATCTAAGTACAGAAAGTTTAGCAGTCTCGACCAATTGCTCGATGAGGTTAAACACTTTGAGGTTATCAGAGAGGCTACCCATGGGGACAGCGTTAAGCAGTACGGTGCGTACAAGGCTAACGGTTTCCATATCAATGGTAAGTTCTTCAAGACAATGGAAGATGCCAAGAGATTGGCTACCATTGACGCACAGGATAGCCACGCTTACGAGTTGGTGTTCCAGACTGCTACCAGACTAGACAAGGATGCCTATGTAGCCGCCCTTGCGATGATTCAGTCTAACACTGGCATCCAGTACACTGAGGCTCTCAAGGAAGCCACTGGATTCCAGCAGGTTAAGAAGACCTTCATTGATAACCCGAACTACAATCCCAACATGCCTTCTGGCAAGGGGTTCAATCAGCGTAAAATCCCTCAGACATTTAATGTCTCTGGGTCTAACCGCCCAACCGAGTTCAAGAAACTGGCAGTGTACCGTGCTGGCAACCTGCTGTTGGTCACCTCAGACAACATGAGAGATGTGCTTACGAGACTTGAACCAGAGTCCAAGGTTCCGACCAAGGGCGGCAGAGCCAAGAACATTGAAGCCATTGCCAGAGAATCACAGGGCGATTTCAACAGGTCCAAGAAGGCTATTGGAGACCTCTACAGAATCGTGAAGGACGACAACGGTGAGATGGCTGGCGTTGAATGGGTCAAGCACTACGACAACCCCTCGCAGGTTTCTGAAATGCTGGACAAGATGAACGATGCTGAGTTTATCGACATTGATACTACCCTCGACTTCCACACTCGTTTGACCAAGCAGATGAAAGGACTGCTGTCTGCTAACTTCATGAAGGAGAAGCGTAAGATTTGGGAAGTTCTTTCCAAGAACCCAGACAAGATTGCTAAGATTAAAGAAAGACTTCGTGAAATTGACAAAACTTACGAACAGGCTCTCATCGAAAGAGGTCTAAAAAACGCAGACAAGAAGACGATTGCTAGAGAAATCACTAGACTTAATGAGGCTCTAAACGAGAACACTGATTCTTTTGACCAGCACTTGCTTTATCTGGCTACCGAAGGTGTTCTGACAAAGCACAAAGAAACTGTTGATTTGCTAGTTGGAGAAGGAAAGCCGTTCGATACTTTTGAAGAACTTCAACAGGCTGAACAGGATGTATTCGATGCTAGAAAGCCTTTGCTTGGTGAACTAAAAACCAAGAACGAACAGCACGAATCTGGTCGTACAATTACTCAGTCTGAGATTATTGCTTCTGTTGATGAACTTGTCAGAATTTCTGCAAACTCTTCAAAGCACCTAGAGACATTAGACATTATGACTGGTGACGGTCTGGGTTTTTCAGATGAAGTTGAAGCATTGTATAGAGAAGGAAACTTTCTCTACAGACAGTTGTGGGCCGCTAAGGGCGGCAGTGACAAGGTTCTTTCTGGAGTTGATGCGTTTGAAATTGCCGACAAGGGAATGGGAAGTAACAAAAAGAGTAAGGTAATGTCCAAGCAGGAACTTAGAGACTACCAGAAGGAAACCCGTAGAATTGAAAAGAATGTTCCCCAGAAAGAAGAAGATGTTCCGCTTGGCACTGTTGAGCAGATGATGGCTGAGAGCATTGGTGTTGGTAACAAAGAAAATGGAGACAAGACTCCTCGCTACATTCCTCGTTCTGAAGCAGTCCTTGATAAGTTCGGCAATCCCACCGAAGAATTTGCTGAAAAGGAATCGTTTGTGTCAACAAGAGAGTACCTCCGTAGATTCAGACTTCTGCTCTCCGACCTTGCTGACACTCACAAGAAGTTTGGAGACCCTACATCCTTGGATAAACTGGACCTCAAGACTATCCTTGAGACGGATGCCTCGTTGCTTCCTCTCAAAGACAGTGACGGCTCTCTTAGCAGAGAAGAAGTCATCAGAAAGATGGCAGAAAGCGTCACCAATGGTGAAGAATTCATTGCCTCCTATCTTCAATCTCCCGAAGCCAAGAAGTTCAAGGAGACCGTAGACTTCCTGTCTATTGCAGAAAAGGACTACATTGAAGCCCTGTCTGAGAACAGAATCAAAGCCGCTTTGATGGCGGCAATTGATGGAAGCGACAGAGTTGAGAGAGCGAACTTTGGTGCGATGAAAATTGAGGAGCAGTACAATCCTTTATTCACGACCAGAAGAGCCAACATTGATACTGCCTTCTCTAAACTACCAGAAGACTTGAAGCCAGAGTACATGAAGTATGTCGTTGCTCTGAAGGAAAGAATGGACGGATTTAGAGCGTCAGAACTTGAGCGTGTTCAAGCCGAACTGGCTACCATCACTGAAGTCGCAAAGGAGTTTGGCTTTACTGACCCTAACTCAAAGACCGCTGGTCTGATTAAACTGTGGCAAGAGCAGGGCTTTAAGACAGACCCTCTTAAGCAATTCAAGAATGGTGGCAGAGAAAGCCAAATCTTCCCGTCCGTATTCTCCGAGTTCCATCCTAGCCCAGAGGAAAGAAAGAGTGCTGAGTCGTACACCAAGTACGAATCCAGACAAACTCAAACCCGTGTTGCCGACTCGTCCGAGCAAGGCTTCCGCTATGGTAGCAATGTCGGTGGCTTCACTACGACAAACCCGATTGTCGCTGAAGTCATCCGTGCTGAAGATGTCAGACAGAAGTTCTTGGGCCTTAGAGGCGTTCGTGAGATTGACCTTTTTGGTGCGGCCTTGGCTAGAAAGGGCCAGATTGAAACTGCTGTTCAGCAGGGTGGCACTGCCAATCCTATCAAGATTGATGCTGAAGGTTACGCTCTGATGAAGGCTTACTTCCCAGATACGATTAAAGACCTGCAACTTGAAATCACCGCCAAGTTTGGTGCTGAAGAGAAACTTGCCGCCGCTGGCTACGCAAGACAGGTCCGTGAGGCTAAGGCCAAGACGGACATGCAGTTGAACGGAACGATGCTTGATAAGACATTCGCCCTGTTCCTTGGTGAACTGGCTGTAAAGGATGATGTCATTCAGCATGCTGTCGCTGTCATTGGCAGTAAGGAAAGACTGGCTGAACTCATGCGTCCAGAAAACCTTAAGCCCGATGGCAAAATCGACTTGAGCAAACTGAATCTGGAAGAACTGGATTTCGCATTCCACTTGCTTGGTCAAGTCAACGACCCTCAGTACAGACGAAAGGTCTCCGTAACCGAACTGGTCGAGAACCCTCTCTACAGAGAGAGCATGCTTGAAGCGTTCAGCAGAAACAACGGTGAAAACTTGCAGTCCAAGTTTGGAGACGACTGGGAGACTGCCGCCAGATTCTTGGCCCACGGAACTAAGGGCAAGGTCCAGATGGTTAACGATATCGTTTCCAAGTTGGAGTTTGACCGAACCGAAGGCAGAGCAAGACAAGCGGCTGAGAACAAGGCTGTCATTGAGGCCAGCACCACAGAGAAGTTCAAGCGTGATGCTCTTGCTAAGGTAAGCAAGGATGCCCTTGAAGCCACCAAAACCCTGTTCCTTGAACTGGCACAGACCGATGTAGCCATCAAGTCCTTCAAGCGTAATGTTGAAGGCTTCTGGAATAGCAGACCGCAAGCCAGAGACAATGTGCTGTCTATTGATGACGGCCTTAAACTGCTGGCTCCTAACAACGAGTATGGTAACGCTGTGATTGGTGCTGACGGCAAGACCTTGATGGTCCCTGTTGCCGACCCTAAGGAAGCCCTGTTCCGTACCCCTAACGGCATGTTCCATGCCTTCAAGCAAGGCTCCTCTTACAAGTTGTTCTTCGCTGGCTACAAGTCTGCTGATGGTCTGGTTGACCTTAAGGCTTCCCACATCATGACTGCCCCCGACCTCCAGAGATTGCAGGTTGGTATCAGAATGTACCACGATGACATCAAGAGAGTCGAACTCATGGCTAAGTCCCAGAACGCCCCTGCGTCCTTGACTGGCAACGAGGTCGCTTCCTTCACAGGCTCCTTCCTTGAGACGCATGGCAACGCACTCTCCCCAGAAGCATACAAGATGCTTGAGTCTAACCTCGCTGAGATTGGCAGATACCCAGACACAACATGGCTTGGCAATGAGGAGACAGGCAACAAGAGACAGATTGTTATCTACCCTAACAGCGAGACTTGGAACAGACTTCACGACAGCGGTGAGTACATCAAGAGCAAGGGTGTTTGGTATAAAGACCCAAGAATTGCTGTTGCCGAAGAGAGACTGTCTAGAGCCAAACTTGAACTGGCATCACAAGATGTTGGTCCTACCATCACGCAAGAGGTAAAGCCTAGCGACATCCTTGCTGGAACCCCTGCGGTTACCCAACATTCCAGACCAGAGAATGATGCCCGTTCTGCCTCTATCTCTAGCAAGACAACGATGAGCGTAATCGAAGAGGGACCAATCTTCCATGGCAAGGGAACCGACCCTGTCATGAACGACTGGACTGCCCTGTCGAACGCAGAGGGCTATGTAATCCTAAGAGAACAGAACCGAACGGCTGGCGGCTGGAAGACAGAGTTCAGAGTCTTCTTCCCTAGCGGTCTACTGGCTGGAATTGAAAGCACGGAGGAGGACGCTGTGTCTCGCATGTTCGATGAATGATAAAGGACTACAGGAAATCGTGACTGAATTCGTTAAGGGTGGCTGGATTGTAGCAGTCCTTGGTGCAATGGGAGCCAGTGCCAGACTAATGCTTTCGCCTACAAAACACCATTGGGTTGTATGGGTTAAGAAGATTACCGCTGGTGGCATCGTAGGTGTGCTTACCTACTTTGCACTTTACCCAATTGATATCGACCCAATGTACAAGGCCGTGATGTTCAGCATCAGCGGGGCTATTGCCTCAGAACTTGTAGAGTTTGTTACCTCAAAATTAGTCCACAGATTCCTTAAATGAGATTACTAATTCTATCACTGCTCCTATGCGGATGCAGTACCGCACCCAAACCAGCCCCCCTACCAATTGAGCCGCAAACAAAAGAGAAGGACCAGTACATCACGAAAGTCGAGTCTGTCGTATCTGACTCTGCTTCTGCCCTTACTGCTGTCGTTCCTGTCCTCGATAAAGGAACTGTCAGAGAAGTTGTCGAAGCCCAAGTGACACGCCTCTCTGGCATCGCTAAGCCTTCAGTGGCTAAGGTTGAGGAGTTTACCCGCATCATCAAACAGAACGACACCAAGGCCGTAGAGAAGGACAAGAAGGAAGCATCTAAAGTAGACGAAGAAACGACTGCACTGTACGCTATGGTAGAGCAGAAAGATTTTGAGATAGCGGAGGCTCATGCTAGGGCTGACGCTGAGTTTAAGCAGAAGGTGTTATGGCAGTTTAGTACGGCTGGCCTAGGACTGTTTATCGTTGGTGTAATGGTGACTGCGTTTACTCCTTTAAAGAAGTCTGGTGCTATTGTGATGGGCGGTGGTGCAATTGCTATGGCATCGCTGTGGAT